GTATTGTTCAATCATGGAACGAATCCAAGCCTTGTGCTTGTCCGTGAAAATAGTACCACCTCCAATACGCTCACTTTCTTTAGCGTTTGAAGTGTTCGTTCCATGTTGGTGAATACCGACTACCTCTCCCTTATCATCAAATAAAGGAGCACCTGAAAAACCTCCTAAAGCTGATGAATGGTAAGTGACTGCACCAGTCTCTTTATTGACACTACTCACAGTTGTTGAAACTGAATAAACTTTACCATCTTTCAAGCGAGCTTTATTTTCTTCACTTAAATTCGGAGTTGAAAAGTCATTGGGATATCCGACCATAGAGATGCTATCACCCGTAGAAACCTCTTTATCACTCAACTCTCTTGAGGAGTCTTCTCCTCCTGTCATAGCTTCTACAGGCTTTTTAGTAACTACTACCGCTAAGTCATTGCCATATTCTTTACCAAAATTCTTCTCATCATATAAATGAATAGAGTCTTTTTCAAGAGCTTCTGATACCCCTGAAGTAGGCACTTTATTGTTCTTTTCCGTCTCTGAGTTCATCACCACATAACTACGAGCAGACTCTCCACCACGCAAGACCGCAGACTTATCCTCTTGGTTTTTATCATAGTAATTATGCGCCACTGTCACCATCACATTTGGTGCAACAAATACCCCACTGCCAGAAGCCGTTTGTTTTCCACTTGTTCCACTATCATAAGTGGTATAAGTCATAGCAACACCTTCTGCAGATTTACTATGAACGTTCACATCTTTTATATCATTACCACCTTGAATAACATCCGCAGAAACCGAAGATACCGCTACAGTATTTGTGTAAAATCCTACAGAAAAGAAAGCCAAACTTAAACAGCCTATTAAACCAAAGCTCTTATGCTTTCTTAGTTTCCCTCGACCTTTTACTTGTAATCCCACACTATAACCACACTTTCTCTGAAATAATCTTTATTATATCACAAACAAAAAGAAAAGCGCAAGAACTATCTTACGCACTTTTCTGCCACCTAATTTTTAGTTACCGTAGTAAGTTGTTGGGTCAATACGAGGGTGTACCCAAGCACCACTTGCATCTACTCGATATCCACCAACCCAAGTATCTACTGCTAATTCTCCGTTATCATAAACATAGTACCACTTACGACCTACTTCAAACCAAGTGCTGGCTTTCATTGTACCATCTCCTTGAAGGTAATACCACTTCTCACCATCTTGAACCCACTCATAAGCCATAGCTCCTGAACCGGGGATGTTATAGTACCACTTCTTGTTGTAGTAAAGCCAACCTTCGTTCATCTCACCTGAATGATTAAAGTAATACCAAGAACCTTTCAAATGATACCAGCCGTTAGCTTGCATATCACCAAATTTATCTAGGTAATACCACTTACCATTGTCTTTCACCCAATCATGTTCCACTGGTTTTCCATTACGTAAGAACTGCCAACGACCATTTGTCTTTTGAATCCAACCTTCAGTTTTAGAAGTCGTATTTGCATTGATACCTGTTGTTACCAAGTAAGGAGCCTTGACTAAGTTCGCACGACCAAAAGATACCCGAACTGTCATGCGATAAAGTCCCTTGTTCGTTTTGAAATCAATTTCCTGACGACCTGCTAAATCAGACTTAACGGTAACAACTTTACCATCAATTTCAAGCACCTTGCCTTTAAAGTCATAAACTTTTAAGTCATGAACACCTTCATCATCTGTTTTGACAATATCCGTATTCACATACTCACGCTTTTTATGCTCAATTGCAATCGTAGTTGTTGCATTTTCTCGACGGTCTTTCTGCTCTTTTTCTCTCTGAGCTTTTGCTTCTTTATCCGCTGAGTTATCAGTTTTGTTTGCATAGACCTTACGAGTTTCTGTACGAATAGATAAATCTGTCTTCGCAGTAGCTCTACGATTTTTTTGTTCTTTTTCTTGTTTTTGAGCTGCTTCTTTACGAGCTGTTTCGCTTGAGTGGTCAACCACCTCTGCACGTCTACGCTCAGTTGTTGTACTTGTATTTTCACTAGCAGAAGCACTAGATACCACTCCTACACTCAAAGCAAAGGCACTTAAAACTGCACCTGACATTAATAATTTCTTCATGTTTTAGTCTTACTTCACTTTCTTTTAATCTTATCTACTAGTTTACCAAACTTAATCTTCTTTTGTCAAGTTTTTCTCTTTTCGACTAGACCAGAACTTAACTAACTCACTACCTAAAATCAAAAATAAAGGCACTAACCAAGTGCCTATAATAAAATAAATTGCTATTGTTACTAATTTATTCAACTTTTCACCAACTCAAAAAACAACATTGAAAATTCTAACCGCTGCCATAAGGTTTCTAATTCATCTTCTTTGGTAAAGACAAACTGCTCTAACTGTTGTCTTCTTTCAGTTTTGATGTCATTACTTTCTACAGTTTTTGCAAGTTTCAACCAGTCTTTTTCTAAACGATCTAAGATAGACAGTTCTTTTGCAGAACTTCTTTCTGTTTTAAATGATTGTGTGGCTTCTAAATCTAATAAACGCTTGCGGTAAGGTTCTGTTAAACACTGTGCTTCTTGAATCTGTCTCAAGTATGATGCAATAGTTTTATCGGATACCGCTACTCTTGTTCTTAAATTGACTGGGTGGAACTGTTCTCTTGTATGTAAGTAAGCAAAAACCTTATAAATATTTTCTTCACGCTTTCCTGCGGAGAGGGAAGCCATCTCTCTTAACTTATTTGACACTCTGTAACCCACCTTCTTTTCTGTGCTTTGCAGTCCGAATCTCAACTACTAAACTTAATAAAAAGTTCATAACCGCATCTTCTTTTATAAAGTACGCAGTTTCTGCTCTACGCAATAACCACAATTCCGCTTTATCAGAGTCTGTAAATTCAAAAGTTTCAAAAAAGCCACTAATTTTTAAATAAAATGGAGACTCCGAACACAGTAAAGAAACCTCTGCTTCAGGAGTAAATACAAAGCCGTCAGTAGTTACTTGATACCCCCAAGCAGATAAAATTACCTTAAAATCAGTATCCCGAAAATCCCTAAGATACCCTGCTAAATGACCTACCTGAACTTTTTCTTTTTCAACATATCGTGGCATATTTTTAAATTGCTTATCCAATTCTTTACGCCAAATGCGAGCAATTAACTTTCGTTTCACTTTCGTCTAACCTGCTTTCTGAAATCAAATTTGTAATCTTAGTTTAGCAAAAAAGTAGAAAAAATTCAAGTAAATCAAAGACTTCTTCTACTCTTATTTTATATTCGTAATTGATAACCTGTAGCAGCTTGGAAAAATTCTGCAAAACCGTAGTCAGAAAGACAGAAAGATACCGACTTAGGTAGCCAAACAATCAAATCTAACGGAATAACATAGTTTTCAGCAAACCTAACGAACTTACTATAAAGACGATTTGCTTTTAAAACTTGTTCTAATGTTTGAGTTGGGTCTACAACCAATATGTGATGCAACTGTTTCAAGTCACTAAGAATAGTGGTGTATTGATTTACGTTCAAGTCTGGGTTATCCAAATCGAAAATATAATCTGCTCTATAGTAATCAAGACGAGTATTCAGTTTAGCAAAGTCATAAATATTAGGTAGGATAAACTGTTTTAAATCTTGAAGGTCTTTCTCTCTTGTAGAATAGAACTTCATAATTGCTAAGTCCTCCCAAGAAAGTACAAAAACAGTCAAATTTGAATAATTCAATTCTTTATCAAATGAAACCTCAGAAATGTCTGGAACTACGAAAATCTTCTCAACATCGTTAGACAGTTGAAAGGTTTGTAACTGCTCAACAGTCAAAGGCAAAGAACCAATGTAATCAATATCTCTTGTTTCTCTATATCCACCTGAAAGCAAGGATACCGCAGAGCCACCTGTGACAATAATTTTAGCAAATTTGTCTTGGCATTCTAGTTCTGAATTTAGTTGACTTAACTTCTCTAAAATCTTATTGTACGACAACGTTTGATAAGGTGTAAACATCTTCTTCTCCTAACTCCTTTGCAAAAGTGCGAGTAGACCAAACTCTTTTAGGTAAGTGAATAGAACCGCTTAAGACCAAATTACAATTCTCCTCAGAATTAAGCCAATTTAAAGCATCAAGCGTTTCTTTTTGCCTTGGTTTATCCAAAGAAAAATAAAGAACTTCGTGTTTTAGAATTAAGCGCATTTTATTAATTAAATCAAGTTTTTCCAAATTAAAACCCTCCGTTCCAATTCCTTTGTTTAGTGTAACATAAACAGAAAACAAGCGCAAGGCTTGTTTAAATCAAGTAAGTTAAGAAGTTGAAACTTTATGAAAATTCCTATCCTCACTAGCTTTGTAACGTTCATCTAGGTAAGCATCAAAATGTAAAGCCAATTTTCTTAACAAATCAACCGTAACTTCATTTGTTATAGCACTTATATAAGTCCTAGACAACTCAAATCTATCTCGTTCTAGCTCATTAGCAAACTCATACAAATATACATGTGCATCGTTGTTGTCTTTTGCAAAATAGTAAGATAAGGAAAACTTTTTACCTCGATACCGCACCATGTACTTACCTGAAATAATACGAGTAGGTAAAGGCGGATACGGACTTGATGGGTCATTTTCTCCAAAATAAGTTTCTTTAACAGAACCTTTAATTACCTCAACCTCAACTGAATCTAAAAAGTGTAATAAATCAGCTTCTTTTAAAAATCCACCAATGGAAACTTGAGAATTTAAAAACATAAAACCTCCAAAAATAATCAAATTAAATTAAATTTAAACGCTCTAATTTGCTCCGTATCGCATTTTAAATCTTTAAAGTATATTTCTACCTCTTTGATAATTGAGACGAAACTGGGGCAAATTAAGACAGTCTGAGAACGAATTAGGACAACTCAGAAGGTGAGGATACCCAATGAGTGTAACTCTCTGAGGTTGTAGGAGTCTCAAAGTTAAAGGTGTGACCCTCTTTTAATGACTTAACTTTGCGAATATAAGTTAAATCATAACCCTCTTCGTAACCGTCACAGTCACAGTTTCGCCCCCAATCATGCTTACATTCACACTCGTATTTTCGATCTAGTTTGTACCACATCTCTTTGAACTTTGCTAAAGACATAATAGAAAAAGTTTTAGTAGTGAACCCTGTTGACTTGTCAGTAGAAGTTACTGTACAAAAATGCAACTCTCTCGGTGTATAAGCCAAAGCAAAAGCGTAAAACATATTTAAAGCGAAACTACCATCTTCATGTTTTATGTAATTAGAAATACCACTATTCTCTGCAAAACCAACTAAACTTTCTAAATCTGCAACTGAAACCTCAGCAAACTCGTGTGGGTTTTTGATACCGAAGTCGTAAAACTCAATAAGGAAAGTACCCACTTCATCTCTTGTTAAGTAAGAGTAATCTTCAAAATCTATAATCTCAACTAAACCTTGGTTTGACGAATTAGACTGTTGGCGCTCTGCTTGAAATTCTTCAAACGTACAGAAACCCTTATGAAAAGTAGACTTAAAATCTGATTTCTTAGTACATTCTAAACCGCCAATTTTATAAGTCTTGTAAGTGAAGTGATTTGCGTACTTTTCCAAAAAGGCAATTAGAGGGTTTTTCTTAGAGCCTGCGATATAGAAATCAATTTGGTTCTGTTGTGCATAAACTAATAACTCTTGAATGTCTGATTGTTTTACGGTTACTGTGTTTACCACTTATACTCCTCCTTACTCCACTTTACCAAACTATTTACAACGCACTTTAGAACGTTCAAATACTTTACCAAATCCAACTTAAATTTTAAAGTTCGTTGAGTTTTACACAAAGTTTCTTGACTCTTGTACTTAAAAATATACCAACTTTTTAAACCGTTTTCTAGGGAAACTCTATCATCAAATAAAATAAGTTTTTCTATGTTTCTGTGATAATCAGACCACTTAATCTCTAAACCGGGAAAAACAACAATAGAATTAACTAAGGTTTCAAGTCTTGTTAAAGCGGAAGTCATCCTAGATACATCATAGTACAGACAATTTCTATCAAAGTTCTCTATCGTTAATAACACATCATCTATCGCCCAATTTAATTCTTTTGAATAACGTCTCACACTGTAATCTACCATAGTTAACTTACTTCCTTTTCCAATTTTCTTTATTATATCAAAAGAAATAAAATTTGTCAAGTAAAAGAGGACTTAAAGTCCTCTAAGGTTTAACCCTCCGCAAATTGTACATAAAGTTCAGATAACAACTCTGTTAACTTCACATAGTCATCGTAAGTAGAAACTCTACGTTTTCGTTGAATACGTTCAATCAACTTAACATAAACACCATTCAAAGGAATGTTTGGAGATTTGTAAATTTCCCACAAAATAGAACGGTAAAAGTCTGGTACATAAAACTCCGAGAAAAGCTCAAGCTCTTCAACAGATTTTTGCAACAAGGATACCCAAACCTTTGCTTTTCTAAGTTCTACTTTAGAATTAGTTTCTAAGTAATTTTTGAAATAGTACAAAATCTGAAAGACTTCATCTTTGTATCGTTCTTCCATCTGTTATCCTCCAATCAATCTTACGAAATTAGAACCTTTTAAGTTCAAGTCGTTGAACTGTTTGTTCAATCCCATAAAGGACATAGTTTTAGCTTTTTCAATAGTCTCTTTCGTACTAAACCAATAATAGTTTAAGTGCCAGTTAAACTCAGAACTATAAATACTAACGTACTCTGTATAAGGTGCTGAACGTGAAAGTTCTTTAACTACATCCGTTAAGTCAAATTGAACAAACTCACCTAACTTCTCAAAACTACTGTCAATTTGTTCTTGAGGTGTACCATCTTCGAAAATCAAATAGAGATTTTTATGCGACCAAACTGAGTCGGAAGAAAGGATACCGAGTGGGATGTTTAATTCTTTCAGCTTTTCTTCTACTTTCTTATAAAGCAACTGTGAAACTTCTTCTGTGTACTTAGCTTTCAATGTGAAATATTCCTTTAGTTTTTGGAACTCTTCTTCCGTCTCATACGGAATATAATTCCAAGGTGTTTTTACAAACTCTGGAAGCAAACGCAAAGTAGACCAGTAATCAGATAGTTCAAACTCCAAATCTTTATCGAGATAATTATTGTACAAAGGAGACCACTCTACTCTCGAAGGTTTGAACTTATCCAAAATACTCAATCGCTCACCGAAAATAAGAGGGAGTTTTACTACTCGATTTGGGTTTTTAAGATTAAATTCTTTGTACCAAACACCAAACAAAAACTCTGGATTTTCTTTGAGTTGAAAGTGCAGCATCTCATACGGGTTTTTATTTTCAAAGACAAAGTAACCTTTTGGATATTCAATATTAAATGGAGTTAAACCCAATGTCTTTAAATACTTCAAGGTACTATCCATCATATCTTTGTTTTGTTTCCCTGCGTGTTTTCGTTTAATTCGTTTGTTCATTTAACTTTACCTACTTTTCTATAACTTTGTCTCTACGGAATGAAACAGTACCTTGAGACGGATTATCAGATAAGGATACCGTGACTTTGTAAACAAAACCTGTTCCTTTTTCTCGGAAATAGTCTGCATAATTTTCCATAGCAACTATAGCATCATCCAAACTAAACCAACGAGCTTTAACTGTAAGACCTCCACGTTCATCCACAGTTACAACATTTTCGTAATAAATAACCGGAGTTAATGGAAAATCGACTTGAGAAGTATTTTGTCGAATCTTTTCTATTTCTTGTTCTTGTAAATAAACCTCTGCTTCTTCTTTTGTTTCAAAAATTTTTGAACCTACTCTGTACTGTTTAATTTCTTCTAATTTCATTTTTATTCTCCTTTTAAATTACTGGATTTGCTGGAAGAGTTTCTAAAACTAGGATACCCTTTGTGCTGAATAGCAAAGTCATAGCATCAACCCCAACTTTAGGAATGTAAGCCAATTCCAAAGTCTCTTTGTTGAATAGATAAACCTTATCTTCATGTTCTAAGTGCGCTTTCTGAATGCGGTAAGCACTCACTTCACTCAGAGAGTTAAACTTAAGATGTTGCACTGTATAACTGTAACCAATTAAGTCAAAAACCAACTCTTCTAAACTTTGGGGTGTTTCAATGACTAAAGTTGGAGCTAAAGTAAATTCTATCGGTTTCATCTTTAGTTTCCTCCGTTTGTACGTTCTTCTGCACTAGTTAAAATATCACTAATTGTTTCCAACTCACTTAAGGTTAAAGACTCAAGCAAATTCAACTTAGTTTTAGATAAAATAATTTTCTTTAGCTTTTTAGTGAGTGAGCTTAGTTCTGCATCCTCTTTAGTTAAGTGTAACATATAATCATGAGGATATGAATTGGCAATTAAACCATCACTATAACGGTACTGATCCTTTCTTGATGTTGTTATATACTTAGTTCCAACTTTCTCAACTACTTCCTCAGTTACCTTACCTACTGTATCTTTCAAATAGTGAGCTGATGCATCAACTTGTTCTATATAAACTATTTGACCTACTTGAAACTCTTGTTTATTGTATTTCACTTGCCGTTCTGACATAATCATACAGCCCTTTTCTAATTTATTTTCTTTATTATACCAAAAATAAGATATTTTGTCAAATATAAAAAGCGAAATCTGTTGATTTCACTTAATCTAAAACTTCTACATAGTTCACTACAAACTGTGCATAAGCTTTTCCTTCTGCTTGCGCCTCAAAAATATAACTTGAAAAATCAGTTCTATTAAGAAAACTTTCCCTTACTTGTAGCAATAAGTCCATAGAATCTACTAAACGAGCTAACTCTGGTAATTTCTCACAAGCCAACTCTACCAAAATATCAGGAACTTTGTCTTCTGAGGATACCGCTCCTAATAGTTCTCTTGACCAAACATGAATGTGCTTGTGTTCTTCTTTATCTAGTGAAATAACAAACATCTAAGCTCCTTTCTACTTAACCTAAGCTAACAGGTATAATCATAAGCTAAAAACTTCTTATTCCTTAGAGGAATGTAAATCGTACCAGTGTAATAATCATCCAAACCCGTTTGGTGGACGAAATAGGACACCGAACACGGGGTTTGTTCTACAAATTCAACTTCTTTATCAATCTTGGAAACAATTCGATAATTCCTACAATTCTCTACGGAGCCACACTCATATTGTCCGTACCAAGTGCCTATCAAATGGTTTACAAACTTATATAGAGTAGCACAGTTTGTATAAATCAAGGAGTTAGTCTTATCCGTTAGGATTGAATATGGAGCTAAACCGTTGCCGAACCCACGGTCATCAAAGGAATACCCGTAATCATAAGTACCACCCAATTCGTCTTGATTTAAGTGTAATGCAGAATATCTTCGCACCAAGTCCTTAATCTTCTTGGGGAGAATAACTCCTGTTTTCTTTTTCTGTCTTTTGTTCATCTTTTCTTTTTTACTGCCTTCTCAATTCTTTCTTTTGCAATATAAAAGTATTGATCAGTTAGTTCCATTCCAATAAAGTTACGACTAGTATTCACACAAGCTACCCCAGTCGAGCCACTACCCATGCAATTATCTAGGACTAAATCACCTTCGTTGGTGTAGGTTTTAATCAACCACTCCAACAAAGCAACTGGTTTCTGAGTAGGATGATAGTTTTCTTTCTGTTGATCCTTTGCGAAAACTTGAACGCTTAGAGGATATCGCTCTGTGGAATCATAACCAACTGTAGATTCTCCATAAGAGTTATAGTTTGTAGCTAAAACTGCTGCTTTAGTTCGTTGTCTTTCAACGGACTTCTTTCTAATTAAGTTACTTGTAACTTTCCTTGGATGACCTTGTGTCATTTGAGGATTATAAGTTGGTAACTTCTTGTAGAAAACCAAAATATTCTCATGTGCTTTCATAGGCATCTTTTTAGCGTTCAGAAAGCCTGTTGGAGCTGTCTTTTGCCAAATGATTTCATATCTCAAATCTTTAAGATTAGATACACCTAATACCTTATCAAAAGGGGTTTGAGCGAATAAGAGAATTACTCCGTTATCTTTTATAATACGATTATATTGTTTCCACAATAACTCCAAATCAATTACACTGTCCCACTTGTTCTTAGTTGTTCCGTAAGGTAAATCGCACAAAATAAGGTCAATGCTTTTACTTGGAATCTCTTTCATAAGTTCAAGGCAGTTGCCTTGTTTTAAATCAATCAAAGTCATAATTCAAACCCTGTAAATAAGCAACTGAACTTGGAGACAAATAATCTACAATAGAGTTATCGCCACATTCGTTAAACGCGCTTTCAAAATGCAAAGGAGAATAATCTGTATAACTGTATTGATCACCTTTATAACCCTCAAAAGTTCTACCAGAAGTTAACTCGTACAAAGCATCTTCTAGTGTCGAAATAGGTACGTAGTCAGACTCTACATCAAAAACTAAGACTGGTTCAGAATAGATACCCCTCCAAGAACCATAACCGCTCAAAGGACGAATCATCAAAGGCAATGTTGTCAAATACTTACAATAGTTTATATCCATTTTTAACTCCGTATTTCATCTAAATTTCTTTCAGTATATCACAAAAACCCTTGAAAGTCAAGGGTTTAAGCACTTAAGTCTACAAGATACTGTGAACTTATATAATCGACAAAGGCACTATCCGTACCGAAATCTCCAATCTCATAACACAACTTCAACCTACCTAAAACTTTGTCTAATTCTTCTAAAGTTGGAAACCAAAGGAAACAGTTTAAGTCATAATGGTTAAACAACAAATTGACGAACAAAGTTGCAGTTCGCTTATTACAATCGTGGAAGAACTGTCTGCGCATGAGGTAAACATAGAACATCAAAATTTGTTCAACCTTAACGTATCGGTCAATGTAGTCAGAACTTAAAGTCTCTTTTAGCAAGTTGAATGTTCTAGTAAACTCAGCTTGCGCTTCTTTTCGAGATACCGAAGGTGGCTGATAAGTAGAACCACTGATAACAACTTGAACATCATCAGAACGGAAATGACCTTCTAGTTGAGGTTTGTCAGTGACACCGTTTGAGATTATCTCATGTAAATCCTCAAAGGTATTCAAGTCCACATCAGAAGAATTGAATAAGTGAACGAAAATCCATGTTTCGTAAAGGTTGTTAATTTCTTTTCTTGTTTTGTAGCCAAAAGTCAACGGTTCAAAATGTGTATTTACGATTTGTTTAACTTCTTGCTTTGTTAGAACGTAATCTTCAAAGACAGTTGAACGAGCTACAATGTCTAATAAGTTGTGACCTAAATAGTCTTGGAATAAGGAAGTCATAAAAATTACCTCTTTAATCTTTATAAGTAAATTTCAAAATAACTCTGTTCAAGTTAGAGCTATAAACCTTCAACTCTAAAGGTGATACTTCACTTAAAAGTTGGTTAAACTCAGAGAGGTAACAAGCTGCTAACTTCTCCATTCGTCTTCTTAAAGTTCCGTGTTGAGGGAAGAACTCAGAATAGATAACAGAAATAGGAAACCAAGCTCGATACCCTGAATGTGTAGTGGTTAGGGTTAAATTATAGTTCTCATCTACTACCAAATAAAGGATTTGGTATTTACGTCCCCACCCAATATAACGGAAATTTTTATTTAACTCTGGTGCAGATAGATAAGTTTTAATCTCATACGGAGTTTGAGATTGAGCTAAAACTTCCCTTAATTTATCTTTTCTCTTAGGACGCTCCCACATCTTTGAAACGAACGCTAAATCGCGTTCTTCTTTTGTCTTAAATAGTTTAACCATTTAAACATATTTCCTCAAATCAATCATTTTCCTTATTATACCAAAATAATATATTTTTGTCAAGATAAAAAGAGGTACAACCTCTTTTAAACTATAAATTTAACCTTCTGGACAACCTATAAAACGATAATAAACCATAGGAATACCTGACCCATTTGTTTTGTAAGCATAAACAAGAAATCCCTGTTTAATAAACTTCTCCGCTTTAGCTTTTGACAAAACTGGAGTTACAATACTCCATCCACTTCGATAATTTTGAGTAACCAACTGATAACAATTACCGTTAAACAGAACTCGATCTTTTTCAGTAATCGTATAAGTTTTGCGACCTATCTTTAATTCAAATGGTTCAAACATAATAACCCCATATGCTCCTATAAACCTACAGACTCTTTAGCTAACTTATCTACTAACTCATTAGAAGACACACCACTATGACCTCTAACCCATATAAAATCAATCTGATGAAGACCCTTCATGTGAGCCAAACTCATCAAATAAGCATGATATTTCGAGATGGGAGAGCTATTTGTCGCTCCCCAACAAGCAACTCCATTTACCTTAACGGTACTAGACGCTGCCCAACGGAAGATACCCTCATAATCACAAATAATCGTAATTGAAGTCAAACCTCTTTTAATAGCATCTTCTATAGCTAAACCAAAAGCAGTAATTTCACCTGCTACGTTACGAGCAGTTGCGAAATTCTCTTTTGAACCAGACTGCGAACCACTTCCTACTAAAGTACCGCTATCATAACAAGCAAAAGCTCCACCATAAACACCCGTTGTTGTGTTAAAAGAACCGTCAACCGCATAAACAAAACCATTTAGACCCATTGTAAATGGATCTATTTCCTCTGCTACTTGAATGCTTCCCGAGATACCGCTACTCGACTTATACGAAACTGCTAAACTTTCTTTAGGAACTACAACAGTGCCTTGTAAAAAAGCTTCTGCTTGCTCTCTTGTTGCAAAACTCTTAAAATCTGCTCCGGGTAAACCTTTCACAATCGCTTCACAAGACTTCCAATCTTCGAAAATCTGATTCGTATTACGAACTGCATAGAATTTTGTTTTCTTTTTTGCCATAATTATCCTTTCATTAATAATCTAAGAGAAATTAAAGTACCTACAACCATCAAAACTTGGGCTATCAAATCTAATTGATATGACCACTTAGTGTTATAAACTAAAATCATAGCTAAACTAGATAAACCTGCATAAATTAAGTTAAATAATAGCGCTGAACTTGCTTGCTTATCTGAAAGTTGTAAATAATATTAAATTTCTGGAGACTGCTTTAAACAAACAAAGCTACTAAACTAAAGTAAGCCTATGATAATCAAAATTTAATCTTACCATCCTTCATATAAAACCACAATGTTGAAAAAACCCCTAAACTATAAAGATATTCAAAAGTCACTGTGTTAAGTTTAGAAACCTTAAACTGTAAAAGTGCAAAATCTACTACAATCAAAAGAAGACAAAATAAACATAAAAACCAAAAAGCAAAATGTAAAAACGCTCTATGTTTAGAATAAGTTGAAAACTTACCAAGTCTAAGATACCGCTGACTTACCTCAATTAAACTATACAACCAAATAAAAGTCAGAAAACTAGTTAAAACAAAATAAAACATAATCAACACCCCATCTAAAGTAACTGAACTGATAGTACCACATAGTTCGGTTGTAAACCTTCAAAACCTTGTAGAATGTAAGTTACTTTAACATAGATAATACGCCCTGTATAGGTACCACCTTGGTATTCCTGTAGCTTTAAAGTATCTCCAACTTGAAAGTTTCTATCGTTGTAACGAATCTCAAACAACTTCTCTTTAGAAACCACTTTTTCAAAATACTCAGGTGCAATTTTTAATTCATGAATCATAAACGAACTAACAAACCTCACTTTACATAAGTAAATAAATCAAAAATACCAAAGTTATCTAAAACTCAACCGATTTTCTAAACTCTTTTAAATATAACTTAGAAACCATAAAATTAAACAAATTGTCAAACTTATAAATAAGTTTACCTGAAGCATCTCGTTTAACATCATCTCCAACTAAGATATAAAATAAAACAGTAACAAAATTAAAGAAACTATAAGCAAAGAAAAGCAATGCAATGACTAATACAAATTCATAACTAATACCAACAAAACTTCCATCAAACACTTTCTTTAAGTCAGGACTCAAAGCTAACAAGAACACAGACCAACTTAGAATAATAGAAAAACCAAATAATAAATATTTAAAAGAGTGATATCTATGCTTTAAATAATCGCTAAACATACTTAATCTCCCCAATCGTAAGGCTCTGCTGTGTCAAATTCTGCAACTAATTGAGGATAACCTACCTCTGTTTTTATCGCTCCGTTTACCAACCCAAATAAGTTTAGACGACCCTCCTCAGAATCATCAAAACCTAAAATCTTCAACTCTACAGAACTATTAGGTGGAAACTGCGACAAAAAACTTATTAATTCTGAAACATTCATTTCAATTCACCTTCCTGCTTAATCAACAAATCCAAATAAGTGTCAATAATCTCAATACACTCTTTGAAAATACGCTCACTATCTAAACTCATAGTCAACGTCTGTGCAGTTCTTAGGATACCCAACTGTTCTTCTGATAAATCTGAAAAGTTCTTTTTGTTAACTTCAGGTGCTAACTCTAAATACTCAGAAACACTTACTTTAGGAGCGCACAAAGCAATATACTTATAAGAATCCTTGGCTTTGTTTAACCAAATTTTCGCTTTCTCTAAGTCTTGGATACCGCCCTTATGTTTATAGCGAATCACATATTCTGTAACTGTAGCAATCATGTGAGGAAAACAAGAATACAAAGAAAAATCCCAAGACTCAATTTTATTTTGTGTATAGCGAGAAGGATTTACCAACTCTTCGTTTTCAACATATTTCTTAGTCATATCGTCTAAACCACACTTTCTATCAAATAAAGAACAAACTACCTACTAATACAATAACAAACAAGATCAAATCCATCACAAAAGTTAACCAATTGAAATTTACATCTGTAATATCTTTTGGACTGAAAAATAAATAAACTAATAAAGAACTCACAGAATGGATTAATATAAAGAACAGAAATCCTTGTACTGGAAATTGAAATTTACCACCAAATAGAGCATCTTTCAAGCCAAACCCAATTACCGTACTAAGAAAACGAAACAAAGCCGTCCAAATTGCAATATCTATAAAAGTTCTTAGCAATAGTTCAAATTTAGACTTACTTCTATTTGTTCTTGTAAAAAATCGGAACTTCATCCTTTACCATCTTTCTAAATAATTTTCTTTTAGTATAACACAAAAACCTTTGAAAGTCAAGGGTTTTACTAACCTAGTAATAGAACTCATTATAATATTCTCTGTAAGACACAGACCAAGAAGTAACTTTAGCTTTTGCAATCTGTGATTCAAAGTTCAAGGAAAGTAACCACTTCCCTGAAGGATACGCAAAATACATAGGGGAGTCTTTATCGACTACTACAACCTTACAACCATAACGCTCACTGTATCCAAATTGAAGAACTTCTTGTGTTGAATAAAGAATTTCACCACCTTTAGTCTTGTACTTTATTTCAATGTAGGAACCAACTCTCATCATCATACCCTCACATAATGTTCAATCGTAAAATCGAACTTATTCTGCTCAACTTTCTCATAAAATTCACTACTTACTAGAGAAAACCTTGAGAAGTCAAAATCTCTAGGGAAATAAGTATCACCGTCTACTTCAGTTTGAACTTGTGTGACAACCAACTCATCTACATAAGTTTCAAACAACTTATAAACTTGGCTTCCACCTACGATATAGAGAGGCTTATCTTGGTTTGTGTACCAAGTTAAAACCTCTTTTACACTTGTTACAACAGTTGCGCCTTCTACTTGATAATCAGATTGTGTAGTCAAAATCAAAGTTTCTCTATTGGGAAGAAGCCGTTTGTTCATACCCTCAAAGGTAACTCGACCCATTAAAATAGCTTGATTTAGTGTTGTTTCTTTAAAATGCTTAAGGTCTTTTGGTAGGTGCCAAGGTAGTTTATTGGACTTACCAATAATACCACTCTTATCCTGCGCCCAAATTGCTACGATTTTCTTTGTCATAAATTTCCTTAAATTAAAACCCTCTAAAACGCTCTCTGCTCCATTTTAAATTTAAACCATATAAAGTATCGAAATTAGATTTAAAATCAAATCTGGGGAAATCTGAGAAGTTTTAGAGGGGTGTTTTTGTTAAGTAATCAAAAATAAAGTTATTGTTGATTAGCTAATACTAAAGCTTCGTAACTCAAATAAAGTGCGTTATCATAGATATAAAACTCAGCAAGAACCTCATGTTCTACACTCTTATACAAACTATCGAAGAAAGAATTTGCAGCCACTTGATTATCTACATAAGCTTGAGAAAGAACGTAATGCTCTGTTCCATAAAGATATAGAGGTTCACCGTTCCAAGTTTCTTCAATGTTTAAAGTTTCACGTCGTAAAAAGATTAGTTTAACATCAAACAAAGTTTTGTTACTAGATTTAAATGGAAGTTGATTAAGAATACTGTTTGAGAAATAATGAACTTGAATGTTGCCACCCAACCCACCTACATCAGTTCGAAGTAAAGTTAAACCTTCAATACCAAGAGTATAAGCCACCGCTTCGGATAGCGCTTGAGAAATAACAAAGTTATTTGCATTTGTTCTATTTGTTTCTAACATAATCTTCTACCTCAATATTTTCTTGTATTTATTATAACAAAAGAAGTCTTATTTGTCAAGTAGAAACTCAGCAAATAAAACTTCTTTCTTTTTAATCTTCTAATTTGTAAATAAAGTAAGCATTAATATAACCTTGCTCCCCTTCAAAACGATTAGGTGTATAAACCACAGACAAACTAGATAAGTCTGGGATACCTCCCCTATCTTGAACATCTTGAAGAGCTTCATCTAGGTATTCTGCTAAACGGTCTGACGACTTCGCTGAGATATGTTTTGTTCTATACTTCAACTTAAAACACCTTTACTATTTACTTATGCTTGGGTTCGTTAACCTTAAACGTAACGTCTTTATAACCTGCTAAAGTCCTTAAATTATCTACACACAAGAAAAATAACTCAGGTTCTCGTTCTCTATCAACACCCCAAGAGGTAATTAACTCAGGAATGAGGAAAGAATCTTTTCCACGAACATGACGCTCTAAAATACGCTCAACGATACCCCAATCAGATATATCAAGTTTTTCTAAACCACCTTCTAAATCTGAGAATAGTTCTGCAATCTCTCTACGAGTAAGGTTTCGCACATCATCTTTAAGTTGAATCCACCTAAATAAATCATGTTCTAAACTCACTATACTTAAAAGGCTAACTTTCTCATAAGAAAGATCTAAACTACTTTGAGGTAGAGCACTCGGCAACTGCGTTAAGTTTAAAACAGTACCTAAAGATAAAGCACTTTCGTAAAAAACTCTCGATCTTCTCTCTAAATAATATCGAAAATGATAGATAGCATTAACCCAATGACTTTTATTTAACAAAGATAAAAATACTTCAACCCCCATCAAGGTATATAAAGCATAATCCACATAAGGAATAACCCCTACATACTCATGCACAAAGAAACTACAAGCCGTCAATAAGACTAAAATCATAATAGCTTGTAAATCTAATAGACGACCTACAAAACGAACAACTTCAACAAACGGTGAAAAGAAATAACGTAAGGCATTTAAAGTATAAAATACAAGAGCCTGTAAAGAACTCAAAGGTTTAACTTTCGCTTTGTAAACCCCACCTAAATTAAATCCTGAATTACCATCCGATAAATAAAACATCAGTCTCTTCTTAGAGTCCCCTTTAAGTAAATCAAAAGAAACTACTGAACCAAAGATACCGAATGAACTGTAATCAGAAGCGTAATAATAACGGTCTTCATAGTCCAAAAAGTAAGTTGGTCGAACTACGCTAGGGAAGAAAATGTCACTCTGAGGTTGGGTACCTCTATAGTAACTATCCTTTAAAGAAACCTTAGTCGAAACTCGACTTACTGTATACTGTTGTGAATTATCCATGATAATTCCTCCTTAGAATAAAAATATTATTTTTAAACTAAGGTTTAGTGTGAATAGAATAGAATTAAATAGAATAAACTAAACTTAGTTTAAGAAGATTTACAACCATATTAGATTATAAACCCAATAAACCAAGTTTTACCAAAATACCCCCAACCTAAGTTGAGGATATTTCTCGAAGGAAATATAAACCAAACGGAGTGATATTCCCTAACGTCCGTTAGAACTCATTACTCTTACTTATTAGTTTAACACAACTTAAAATTGTTGTCAAGAAAAACCTACTGAATTTGATGAACTTCTAAAGGAACTTCACGATTCCAGTCAAAAACTCGTTGTGCTTGTGACTCAGCACTGGAGGCACTATTCCAAAAACGAACTCCAAATTTACTTTGAGTATACTCAATTTGATACCCTTTATCTCTTCTTGAATAAGAAAGTTTTGAGACATAAGCACCAATACGTGGATTATATAAAACAAACTTTTTCATAACCTAAAACTACCTCAACTTACTATTGATTGACTAGTACATTTAAACGAGATAACTCTTCTCTATCTTTATAATTATCCTTCAAAATATACCCCTCAAACCGTACTAAACGGTTTACTAAATCAACTAAATCAGCTTTTCTTTTTACTTCAACATCATAATTAGTTGAAACCGAGTAACCTGCTCCTATTGAACCTTGAATCACCACTTTTGTACTATCTGGTAAAATTACCAACTGTACAAAATCATAACCATACTGTGTCTTGAAAGATAAACGAATGTTGTTCATGTTTTACCTACTTTCTAAGGCTTAATCCCAAGGCATTGTTTGACCAATAGCTCTTAACTCATCATAATGTGCAGAACCACTGACTTCTTGGTATCCATAGGTTAATAAATCTCTTAGTACCCACTTCAAATCTGACTTCTTCGCTACTGCGATGTCAGTCAAAGCAGAAATTGGAGCGCCCATACCATAAGTGCTACCTGTAATTGCTAATTTGCGACCGTCTGGGAGAATCACTGCTTGAACATAATTATCTTTGTACTTTAGTCTAATTCCACGTGTGGAAACTACTGCATTTTCCATAAATTTTACCTACTTTCTTTAGTTTAAGCTAACCAATTACGAACGCTATTTTTGAAGATATTCAAATAATGTTTTAAATAAGAGTCTGATGGAATATCTTTAATCATTTGCATGAGGAAATCAGCGATACCATCACTATTTTCTAAAACAAAAGTTCCAGTTTCACCTAAACCACCTTTATCAGTATAAGCAATGGTCACATAATCTAAATCATCTAAAGACCAAAAACCAAACTCTAATTTAAACAAAAGAGTTCGAGTACCATCTACTAAATCTAATGAAATATAATGGTTCTCAGTATGCTTATACCTAATAAATGTACGACTAGTCAACGACACAAAACCCACTGCAGTGGCTACTGAAGTTTTAGATTTGTTGTAGTGATACCAAAATATGAACTCTCTCAACTGATGAAACAAATCTTCTTTAACTTTACTTTTGAAAACCATAAAACACCTCTCTAACAATAATCTTGTATTGCAGTCAATCCTAACCAAAAAGCTAAAACTTGGTCTTTCTTCCTAATTTGAGGTAGAACTTGTTTTAAGAACATAGTTGGATTGTCTCGTAAATCAACCCAATCACAACGAAGACTTAAACCCTTACCGAACCAAATAGTGCCATTCTCCTTAAATGGTCTACTTGCAATCTCTACTACTTGTCTACTCCCACCAAACTTGTCAATCTTAATATTATGGTAGTCATAACCTGTTGTATCTTGTAAGGTAAAGGAAATAGTACCTTTAGAACAACCTACCCAAACTAAGTATTCCCCACCAAGAGGTGAGAGGATACCGGTAGAAAACTTACCCATAGGGTAAGTAGACTGACCCTCTAAATATTTCAAGAACCAAGTTAACTTCTCTACAACCAACTGCTCTAGTTGGTCTCTTTTTAATCCTTTATATTTACTCATAGCCCACCTTTTAAATCCTCTACATAAAACCCTCTAAAGCACTCAAGAAACAAGCTACTTGGAAATCAGTTGCAATAGAATCTACCAAAACTTCAAATCCACGTGTGAATTGTGGAGAACCCTTTGCAGCGTACTGAGCCACGTGTTCTCTTGAACTTGCAGGTAAAGAGCTTTCTTTCCTAAAGACTGCACCTTCAAAAAATACATCTAACTCAGGAGATACCCCAATATAAAGAGAATGAACTCGCTTACCTGAGTTCTTATTTTCTAGTGATAAATAAACCAAGTCTTTAGCTACTTCTACATAAACTAAATATTTAGCAGAAACCTCAATGGTTTCCCCATTTACACTATCTGCTAAACCAATAACTTTGTCAAAAGTCTTTTCTAAAGCGTGTTGAAGTTGTTGTCTTTTATCTTTACTCATCTTCTTTTTCACTTTCTAAAGCCAATTTAATTTGCTTCGCAATCCTTGATACCACAGGCACTGCAACACTATTTCCCGCTTGTTTGTACAAGTGGCTATTTGCCATTTTCTCCGGGAATTTATATGAACGAGGGAACCCTTGTATGTTAAAACACTCTCTTGGAGTCAGTTTTCTAATTTCCCCATCTTCTGTCAAAATTATCGGTACATTGTTTCCACCAGTTCCCATAGAAGCCAATAAAGTAGGGACTACACCACTTTTATTCTCTCTAATCGTATTTCCTCTACGATACTCATAAATACTACCTACAGACACAATATTATCTCTTAATAAAGGGTAATAGTGCTTATCTTCCCTATAGTAATACTGCTCTTCTACTTTGTCTTCAAAATCAATAACATCAAATACACTCTTAGATAACTCTATTTTCTCAGGAAATTGAAACGACTCATATACCGCTTTATCTTTAAATCCTACAATGTAAATACGCTCTCTACCTTGAGGAATATTACCATATTCAGCAGCGTTCATCACTCGATAAGTCACAAAATAACCTAACTCTTCTAGAGTTGTTAGAATTACTTTAAAAGTATTTCCTTTATCATGGTTCACTAAATTCTTTACATTTTCCAAGAAAATAGCTTGCGGTTGCTTTTCTTCTATAATGCGAGCTAACTCAAAAAACAAAGTTCCTCGACCTTTTTCATCACGGAAACCTCGCCGATACCCCTCAATAGAAAAAGCTTGACAAGGAAAGCCACCAACAATAACATCTACAGTAGGAACCGCAGAAGCAGACACTTCTCGAATATCTCCACCATCCAACTGAACATGAGAAAAATTCAAAGAAAAGGTTTCTCTTGCTTTCGTATCAAATTCGTTTGCATAAATCGTTTTAAAACCTTGTTCTTCAAACCCTAAATCGATACCACCTACTCCTGCAAAGAAAGAAGCGCATGTTAAATCTAAACTGCTCATGAACTAAACCTTCTCTATATTTTCTACCCACAAATCAAGCATCTTACTAAGAGCTTGCAGGTGTTTATCTGTAGTCAAAACCTGTGTTAGCAACTCAAAGCAACTATTATCTAAGTCTTCCACAAATAGACTAACTTCTAAAAATCGGTCTTTCTTACCATGTTTATAAGGATAACTACAAATGTACCAACCAAATTTACCTAAACTATGTATATAGCCATATTTTAGATAAGCAGAATATACTGACCGTTTTGTTCTCTTAGTTTTTAAAGTTAAAGAAACCGAATCATTGTTTAAATCGATACCTAACCTGTAAGCACCGTACTCTTTACTAGGTGTGTTTTTAATTAGAGCAATCACATCAGATTTTCCCATATTTGAAGTTAAGAAACTGAACTGAGAACAAACATGACTTACTATTTCTTTTCTATTCATCTAAACCACCTACTTTAAGATGTGGGTACTCAGCTTTAATATGAACCGAATTTATAAAGTTCGTTAATTTAGGTAACACATCAAAGTACGCAGAAAGTAGCTCTTCTTTATGGATACCTTCATTTACTAATCTTCTTAACTCAGTTAATTCTAAAGTAGAGCGTGTAAACCCTGCAGATTGATCTGCTTTCAATTTCCCTCTAAAACAAGGTGTACTATAACCAATATAAATTTGACCTTGACTAAATACTTTAGGATTGTCTAAAGCTAATCTAAATGAATGTTGTGCAACCTTATTTTCTTTCTTGTATAGAGTTAACCCTAAATCATAAGAAAGATACGAACCTCCATCTATTGCAGTAAAACTCACATCCAACTCATATTTAGAATTACAGTCGATTTGGGTATTATAACCTCCTACAAAAGCAAATTTAGAAATAGAATCTAAGGATTCATAATAACGTTTAAGCTTCCCTACTAAATAATTTTGTTTTTCTTCTGTTGTCCATGTTAGTTTACGCATTTCCTTGATACCCTTTCTCTTTAAGAATTATACAACGGAATCTTATTTAAAGCTATTTTGAAAGCTTTAGCATGTGATTTGGGCATAGACTTTACAAGTTCGTATAATTCTTCTTCAACTATATCAGACTTATAAACTTTCACATAAGATTTTTCATCATCAAACTCACCTTGATTTGTAAAAGGAATAGTTCCGTATTCAAAAATTGGAATTGAGTTATAATTTAAACCTATGAATAACTTTCTTACTGGGCGCTGTGTTGTTTGAGATAACAAGGTCACACCCAAAGTTATTTTTCTTTCTGAACGAGATAAATTATAAATAAACTTAAAACCTCCTGAAACAGTAAAACCTACCAACCCAAAGGAGTTTGTATAAGTCTGAGGAGTCAACTCATAACCTACTTGTCGTATTAGTGAAACCAAATCCTGTTGATCTTTTGTTAAAATCGTCATACATAATACCTCTCAATCAATAAAGTTCTTTTCTAGTTCAATCAAGTTACTGGCTCTCTCCAAACAAGTAACTAACGGAGTTAATAAGTCGTCTCTCTTACAACTTGTTAAAATCATTTGATGAAGGTAAGTCTCAAATGGAACTTGATGTGTAAAACCAGCTTTTAAATCAGTTAAAGCTTTACCTCTACTATACGGTAAACTTGTGAAAGCACAAAAACTAACACTGTCATCTGCACATTCAGGCATGTAAGTAATTTCAAATCTGTGTAACAACGAACCAGAAGAGGTTAAAAGAGTGATACCGAGTGTTCTAGTAAACATGGTTCTAGTAAACTCCACCAACCCTCTATACTCCTCCTGTTCATTTAAGCTAAAACATCTCTCAAAAGGACTCTTAGACCCAAAACAATATAAAGTAAGTCGATTGTGTAAATGTTGCAATCTATCTACTATTCGATCGAGTTTTTCTTCTTTAGATTGTCTTTTAATCAAACTGAAACCCCCTAAACAAAGTTATCCAAACCCTTAAACAAGGCTTGCATTTGAGAATCTGTTAAACAGTCAGACAAGAAATAAGCTACTTCCATAAGTTTTGCATCTGCTAAGTTCTCTAAAATTGAAACCTCTTGAATAAACCCCTTAGAACGTCTATTACATTTAAGTGAAAAGGTAAATACACCTCGGTCTTTATCAAACTCACGAAGAATAAATAACTCACGGATTATATAACCTGTAGTAATATTTGTTAAATTAAAGAGCATATAGGTATACTCTTCAGTTATTACTTTTGAGTAACCAAAATCCCAAATAAAATTTGTCTTAAAGTGCACATCTCTCTTTGTGTCTGGGAAATACTCAAACTGAGTTAAAACATCTAATAATTTATCAGCTAACTGTTTGTCTAAATCTTTTATCATTACAAACCTCACATATCCTTCAAATATAGATATCTTTCGTACAGATACCACTAGAGTGAACCCTCTTACCTAAACAAAATATAACGTAGGCAACTTTCAAACTGCTTCAATTTCACCTTAGATGAAAAAGAATGCACTAAGGATAGAAAATCAGAACTAGACACCTTTACCCCACTTGTAACATAAAAAGTAGTAGCTAATTTTGTATTTACCGAATTTCGCAAATAAGGATGACTTAGTACAAACCATGTTTGACTACCTGCTAATTTAATTTCAAAATAATGAGTCAAAAGTCCTTGATAATACAAACTTAGTTTAAATTCTGTTGAACTGTGAGCATAAGAAAAAGTAAACCTAGAGTCATTTAACAAACAACCAACTTGTTCCACCGTTTCTAAATTTGAAAAACTGCTAAATAACTGATCAATCGTACTTCTAAACAAAGTCACTTCTTTCTTTGTTATATTCATATAACTCTCCTTCTATAAATAATTTTTCTCTAACTCAAAGTATAAATCCTTAAAAAGCAGATTGTTGTAAACCTTTTAAAAATACTTGAACTACATCATAGTTCTTAATATCTGCTATAACAGATAAAATCTCTAAACTACCAAAAGAACTAACCGTTAAATCATGTGCAATAACTTTAGAACTACCTACTAATTTTCCATATTTAAAACTCTGTAACTCTAATTTTAACTCTGAGCTATTAATTTCTTTACTTAAAAGTAAACTACATAAAGGTAAACCTGTAGAAGTTTTATATACCTTCAATTCAAATTTTCTACCAAATGCAGTGAACTCATAAGTATAGTCTTTATCAAAATCAAACTGCTCCGTAAAATAATCAAACTCAGTAGATGTTATCTCTAACCACCTAAAAAGATAAATCATACGTTCAGATAGTTCTTTTTGACTAACAGTTACTTTACTCATAAGTTTATTACATCTCTTTCAAACTTGGATAAAGCTCATGTAGATACCGCAAAAGTAATTTTCCTAAGTAGTTGTATTTCATAAAATCCAACAAACCAACTAAATCCTCAAGTCTTCCATTTGGAGAAACTTCAAACTGAGTAACCTCAGTAATCTCACCTTTTGAATCGTAATGATTTGCTTCTACATACACAATATAAGGTTCAGTCGGAGCAGTTAAAACATCTAAATAATTCGTAACAATCAACTGAAAAACCTGTCGTTTACTTCGGTTATAAAAACGTAAATGAAGATTTGGATTGCGTCTCATAGGGTCATTGTAAATAGAGCCAATAATTTTACCCTCACTTGTTAATTTCATCTTAGGTAAGTGCTTGTTCAAAACCTTGCTACTTAAGAAGTCTTGAATTAAGGTATCTAAACCTAAACGAAGATGACAAAAATCTTTATCTGATAACATTTCTTACTCCCCTTTCACATAAGCTAACCAAGCATTATCTTGGTCTAAAATCACTTGACTTGTAAAGGATCTACGGTGTGGGTTCCAAACTAAACCACTGACACTTTCTTGTTGTGATACCCCTACTCCACTGTCAAAACGAGTAAGTCCATAAACTTCAATAATATTATTTAATTTTGAAGCGTAAGCAGTATCCGTTGCATAACGACCTGTTAAGTGCGCAGTTGCAACATCATAAGAACCGGCCACAGAACGATGCGCACCTTCATATAAAGGAGCTTGCAATAACTCAGCATAATCCTCTAAAGAAGCTCTCCAAGAAGGATATTGACGAAAGGCATCTTGTATTGTATAAGTATTTCCTACACCATCATCTTCCCAAGTCTCAAATACTGCACTTGCGCCATTATAAGAACCTTTGATACCAAATAAGTTGTAGTAAGGAGCAACCGCAAGACCTGAAGTTCCAGACTTACTTTCCAAAATAGCTTGTGCAATCATAACAGAAGGGAATAAATCATATTTATTTGCTAAGTCTTGAGATACCTTTCCTATACGGTCAATAAATTCACTTGTAGTGTCTGTCATCCTCACCGCTTCTTCTGCTTTTGCATCAGGTGTTGTTAAAACATAAGCTGCACCACCTAAAAAAGAAAGACCAACTAAACCAAGTAAAGCCATATTTCTTACAAAATTGGAAGACTTCCTCTTACTAGTCTTACGTTTCTTTTTCTTTACCATTTTGCTATCCTTACTCACTTTCTTCCCAGTTGTTTCTGTTATTCAGTTTACCACAAAATCCGAAAATTATCAAGCATTACCACCATAAATAACATAAAATCTAAACTTATTTTTACGAAAACTAAAAAAGAAAGAACGAACTATCGCTCTTTCTTATTGTTTTATTTTAAGGTCTTCTCGATTATCTCAAATCAACCAAATCAATTAAAACTAAAAACCTCAACCCAACTTAAAGAATCTAAGTTATCTACACCTAAATCATAGGTGCTTATCAATAAGTGTTATAAGCCTTTAGGAGCTTATTTAAGGCTTGTTTATTAATTCATTGTAACTTTCCCCACTTAAGTCATTAAAATCGAATCTGGGGCATTCTAGGGCTTCTGATATACAAAAGAGAGAATATCATTTGAGATACCCTCTCTGCTTGTTTTAATCTTTATTACGAAGTTTAGTAGTTAAACCTAATGAAGAGAATAGACCTACAAGACCTAAAGCTGCTAAACCACTAGAATCTTCCAAACCTGTATTTGGTAACTCTGCTTTAGGAGTTTCGACTTGTTGTGGTGTAACATCAGTTATGACTGTCGTAGTTGAAGTCACAGGAGTATTTGGAATTTTTGATTTTTCTCCCTTATCTGGTACTTTCAACTCTGGCACCTCTAAGTTAGGTACATCATTTGGTGTAGGTTTAATCGGTTTGTCATAGTTAGGTTTCTCAGGAACTTCTGAGATATTAGAATGTTCGATAGGTACAGTATAACTAGGAATCTCAACCTTTGGAGTATCATTTGGAATGGTACCAATTGGTTCAGTATACTCTGGAATTTCTACAACAGGTGGGTCAAGCGGAGTTACCCCACCTTCAAATTCTGGCTTCTCATGAACTTCAGGTGTACCTGGAACTCCAATCGGCTCAGTGTATTCTGGTATATCTACCTTAGGAGCATCGTTTGGAATAGTCCCAATAGGCTCATCATAACTAGGAACCTCAACCTTTGGAGCATCGTTTGGAACAGTTGGATACTCTTCTGTCACTACAACTGGATGATAGTAGTAAGTAACAACGGTTTCAGTTGGTACAATACTTCCAACTTTATTCGTAGGCTCAGAAACCAACTCATAAGTAGTTGTAGTTACTACTTCTTTATTCCCAACTTTAGAATACTCAACTTTGTTTGGAATGTTACGTGACTCAGTACGATACGAAGTTCCAACTCCAAGGTCTGTTTGACTTGAACTTGGGCTTAGAGGAATTGTTGTACCTTCTAAATAATGATGTACTACAATACTACTACGCTTCCTAATTTCATCCACTTTTACAACTTCTTTGTAATAGTAATTGACAACTTTACCCTCAGACGGAACCTTACCATCTTTGTCCTCTGGTACTTTTACTAATTCATAAGTTACAGTTTTAGTAATTCTCTTCTCAGGTGTTTCTTCCACAGTTGCTACTGGCGGAATAGTTTTAGGCTCAGTAGTATAGGTACCACCAATATCATGTTTTCCAAGGTTTTCGCTTGGAGATACCGAGGTGGTAGTTCCCTCTTTGTAGTAATTTACAATTACAGGCGCTTGTTTCTTTGTTTCCTTTACATCTACTTCTTTTACATAGTAGTAATTAACAACTTTACCTCCTACCGGAACATCACCGTCTTTATCTTTAGGTACAGCTTTCAATACCCACTTAGTTGTTGTGGTAATGGTTTTCTCTGGCGTTTCTTCCACAGTTACTACAGATGGAACAACTTTCGGTTCTGTAGTATACTTGCTTCCAATTTCTTTCTTACCTTGGTTCTCAGATGGAACTAAAGACTCAGTAGTACCGTCTTTGTAGTAGTTTACTGTAACTGGAGCTTGTTTCTTAACTTCTTCAACTGTCACCTTTGGTACATAGTAATAGTCTACTACTTTACCTTCAACTGGTACGATACCCTCTGCATCTTTAGGAACTTCTTTCAAGACCCAAGTTGTTGTCTTAGTGATAGTCTTTTCAGGAGTTTCTTCAACCTCTACTACAGGTGGAATATCTCTCTTCTCAGTTGTGTATTTAGAATCAATATCCTTCAATCCTCGGTCGTCACTAGGAGATAATTTCTCAGTTGTACCATCTTTGTAGTAGTTTACCACTACTGAAGCTTGTTTAGGCACTTCTGTTACCTTAACATTCTTCACATAATAGTAATTAACAACTTTTCCTTCTGATGGAACAGTACCAGTTTTATCACTAGGCTCTTCTTTCAATGTCCAAGTTGTTGTAGTAGTTACAGTCTTATTCGGTAACTCTTGCACTTCTACTTTAGGCGGAATTATTGCTGACTCAGTAGTATAACCTGAACCAATGTCAAATTTACCTTTATCAACAGAATCGACCAATTTAATTGTTGTACCATCTTCATAGTGATTTACAACTACTGGCGCTTGTTTCTTAACTACATCTTCTTTAACGATAGGACGGTAGTAATACGTCACTTCTTTTCCTTCTGGTGGAACTGTGCCAGTTTTATCAGTAGGTTCAGATACCAACTCATAAGTTGTGGTCTTAGTTACCACTCTATCCTCTAAATCTTGAACTTCAACTTTAGGAGGAATGTTTGCAGAATTAGTTGTGTAATTTGAATCAATATTCTTCAAACCTTGATTTTCATCATCTGCTAACTTCTCAGTTGTACCTTCTAATAAATGATGAACAATAACTGGCGCTTGTTTTGGCGTTTCGGTTGTGGATACCACTGGGCGGTAATAGTAATTTACTACTTTACCTTCAACCGGTACAGTCCCTTCTTTATCCTCTGGGACTGCTACAAGCTCATAAGTGGTTGTTTTCGTGATTGTTTTATTTGGAAGTTCTTCAACCTCTACCTTTGGTTCAATCACTTTTGTTTCACTTGTGTACTTAGAACCAATTTCTTTTTGACCTTGGTCATCCGAATCAGCCAACTTAGTTGCAGTACCTTCTAAGTAATAGTTAACAATGACAGGCGCTTTCTTCATTACAACATCTTCTTTGACTACTGGTCGGTAGTAATAGTTAACAGTTGTTCCGCCAACTGGTACTTTACCTTCCTTATTGTTAGGTTGTTCTACCAATTCATAAGTAGTCGTTTTAGTAACTGTTCTATCAGCAAAGTCTTGAACTTCGACTTTAGGTTCAATTGTTTTAGTCTCAGAAGTGTAAGTAGTACCGATTACTTTTTCACCTTGGTCATCACTTGGTGCAAGCTTCTCTGTAGTACCCTCTTTGAAGTAGTTGATAGTTACCGGGGCTTGTTTCATCACAACGTTTTCTTTTACTACTGCACGATAAAAGTAATTTACTACTTTTCCACCTACAGGAACGTTGCCGTTCTTATCAATCGGTTCAGAAATTAATTCATATGTAGTTGTGGTTGTGATAACTCGATCTTCTAAGTCTTGAGTGACTACCTTAGGAGTAATAGTTTTAGTTTCCGTTGTGTAAGCTGAACCAATATCTTTTTGCCCTTGCTCGTCGCTAGGAGCGAGTTTGTCTGTAGTACCCTCAAGGTAGTAGTTGGCAGTGACTGGAGCCTGTTTTGCAACTTCTGTTGTCTTAACTACTGCACGGTAGAAGTAATTAACAGTTGTACCACCTTCAGCAATTTTACCATTTGCGTTATCTGGAGTGGCTACCAACTCATAAGTAGTGACTGTCGTAACTGTTTTTTCTGGTAAGTCTTGAACTTCAGTTTTAGAAGGAATTTCTTTAAACTGAGTTGTATAATCAGATTTAACTGGTAAATCTGCTTGGTTTTCACTAGGTGCTAGAGAAGTTGTTGTATTCTCTAAATAATAGTTTACGTTTAGAGGAGCTTTCTTCAAACGATAATAATGAGTTACAGTAGAAGTCCCATCAGCTACAACCTTATAAGCACGAATTGGGGTGATGATTTCACGTTTGTTATAAGTTGTTTCGTTATGAGAACTTTCAGATACCACTTTGAAACCTGATAGATCTTCTCGTTCTCTATCCTCTTGCGTGATATGGAATAAGCCATCTGAAGATGGTTGCAATTCCTTGTTAGGGTCATCTACATCTTCAGAATCTCCTGATGAAACCTTGTAGAACTTAGTTGATGGCACAGTTTCCTTAGTTGTGATAGTAACAGAACCGTCATCATTCACTTTAACGTTACCTGATTTAAGTAGTTCAGAATACTCAGAATCAATAGTCTGAATTTCCGGTTCACTAGATGAAGTTTCGTTTTTATTTATAAGATGCGTAAATTTCTTAGTAGTTGTAGTAACTACATCAAAACCACCATCACCATGTAAAGTATACTCTTTATGAACTGAGGTTACACCCTCTACAGTATCAACTTTAGAAGTAGTTTCCTTTAAGTTTGAGAAAGTTAAACCATCTAAAATTTTAGATACCCCTGTTCCGTTAGGAGAAATTAAATCTCTAGCTTCGTCACTTATAATAAAACCACCAGTATCTCCTGTAAGGTAGTAACCTTTTTTAACTGAACCACTAGCAGTGTTTTCAGTTAAGTAAGCTAACTTAACACCATTCTCAGCTAATTTAGCAGCTACACCTTCCAAATAACTATCTAATTTTGCTTTTGTTTCTACAACTTTAGCCTTATCTTCTGGGCTAGTCGCTTCGTTTTGAGCAAAATCTAGAATTTGATAAATTCTATTATACATTTTCTGCTTTTTAATAGCTGTAGCCAAAGTTGGATTAGTGCTAGGGTCTAAAGGAACATAATCCTTATAGTCGAAGAAAGGTTTCAAATCTTCTTTTATAGACTCGCTTAACCACTCACCACCATCTTCGAAATCAAACAATTCATTTTTATCTACAGTCTTACGAACGTCATCTGCCGTTCCGAAAATACCGTCAGCACCTGCTTCCAAAATATTTGCAGATTCACCTGACCCATTTTGAGCAAGAGAATATGTTGGATTATCAAAGCTAGTGTTTCTATCAACATCTACGGAATTTTCTGCAAAACCAAAAGTGAAACCATTATAACGTTTTACGTTTTTAATAGTCTTGCTATTTCCAACTGCATAAGTATCTTTATCTAAAACAAGAATAGAATCACCTTCTTGAAGTGTTACATTTGCTTTCGTGAAGTCTTTAGCGTTTGCAAGACCCGCTTTCCATTTAGAAACAGCATCTTCATCACTAGATACCCCTGTGGTCTCTACGAATTTACCATATTGACCATCAGCAGTTTCTTCTACTAGATAAACTTTACCTGTCGTTTTTGTATAATCAATTTCCCCTAGTTTGTTGTGCATTCCTTCTGGGGACACACTTGCTTCGATATCGTTGAATTGAGTTTTGCTATATTTAGCTTTATCAGCACCTTCAACTTCAGAACGAGTACGCTCATAAACCTTATCATTTAATTCAAGAGTATCTTGTTTACCTGTTTCCTCAGAAACAGTAATTCCACTCTTATCGGCAGTTGACTCACGGTAATCTTTACCGTCTGTATCTGCGGCAAGACCTTTCTTATCATAAGGAGTTTTAATTGTTCCTTGACCTGTCGCTACTGTTTCAGTTTTCAAAAGTGATTTATCTTCTTCCAACTTATAATTCACAGTAGTCTCAGATGTCACTGTTACAGTATCAGTACCGTCAGCATCACCTTTATTTTCATTAGCTTTAGTAGGTTCAGCAACACCTTTATTCAAGACTGCATCGAATTTAGCAACTTTACTAGTATCAGTATCATCTGTGAAGGTATTCGTATTTGTAGAAGTTGTCTTATCAACACTATCTACCAATGCAACCTCACTTCCACCTGCACCATTTACAACATCTGCCGAAACTGATTGTGTTGTTGTAACTAAACCAACACCTAATGCCAAAATTGTTGCACCGATTAGCTTGGAATCTGTACGTCCGTTTTTATACTTACGGAACGAGAAAATTTCACGTCTGTCTTGTTTAAACATTTTTACCTCACACATACTAAATTTTTAATAATATCAAAAAAAGCCTAATAATCATTTTTATTAAGCTTCTATATAACTTAAAATAAGTCTTTATAAAATTTTAACACATTATCAAAAATATAACAAGAAGAAAACTTTGAAGAATCAAAATGACTATTCATCTGATAATAGAAAATTAAATCCCTTAACTCAGCTATATTATTAAAAACTCTTGTATTAGGACAAATGGACGCATAATATTTATGTGCCAAGTCAACATCTGACAACAAACATACCAAACCTTTAGAAGAAGCCTCAACTGCCGAATTTGCAAAACATTCACTTTGTGAGCATGAAAGATACCCTTGATGACTTTCATAAGGTACTTCTTCTAAAAAGCCTTTAAAATGCACATTTTTAGGTAAATTCTCTTCAGTATAACCTTCTGGTAAATTACCATAAATAGTTAAACTCGAATAAGGTAAGTCTCGAAATACTTCAATCGCCCACTCACACCTTTTTATAAACGTCATATTCCCTACAATACACCAATCAGTTACAGAATTGTACTCTTTTTCTATAATATCATTCACATAAATAGGCGGAAGAAACTTAACTGACTCTGAACCTAATCGCTCTTCCAAAACTGGGCTTGCAACTAAATTTTGACACCATTTTTGTAAGACAAATTTCATTTGAGGGTCTAAAATATTGTAATGAGTATAGGCAAACAAGGTACGACCTGTATTTTGAAAAAACTTCCGAAGTTGTAAAGGGTATTCATTAACCATATCAACAATAAACTTATCATCAACAGTTGAATGTTCTGCTAAATATTTTACCAATAAAGTCCACGACTATCCACTTCACCTGTTCTCAAATTCTCATAAACATGATAAGGACTAGACATATCACCCTTTAACAAGACACCATGACTATCAAATAATTCAAAAATAGTATTATCCTTATTCAAACGATAAAGTAAAGAACTAGTGTAACACTCAACAGAGCCATCTTTAAAATAGACCAAACCAACAAACCCGTCGTTGGTTTTTTCAATTGTAGATACCCCTTTAAGGTTTAAGTCTTCCGTTTTTAAGCATGGGTTTTTCCTTGATAAATCCGACAAATCAAAAATAGAATGATAAAAGTTATTAAACCCTAAATCTGTTAATTTCTCTACAAAATTAGGTACTAAAGTACCCAAATTCGTTAAAACTACTTGATGTTCTAAACCTAAATCTCCTAATATCTTTTGACGTGCTAATTGACTGCTCTCAAAACCAAATTTTCGAACAGGTACTTCTTCCTTTATCGTAAATACTTTCACCATAATTCAATTCATCACATCCTCTAGTCTTAATCCTCGACTTCTTGCTAGTCTTGCACGGAAAGACAAACTTCTCTTATAACGCTCCGATAAACGATAGTACGCAGTTACAACATCTAGCAACATAGCATTATTCTTTGTAACTATTCGAGACCACAAATGCCAATCTTCAAAGCCATTAAAATTGGAATTATACCCACCTACATCGTCAAAAGCGGAACGCTTAAAAAGTACAGTTGAATGATTGAAGACATTTCTGTAAGCAAGACCTAACCACAAGTTTTCTCCTGATAAATAATGTTTGGAGTTTAAATTAACCTTATCCGGTATATCTTCCTCCTCCACTACAACCCTAGAACCTATAAGATCAAGTTGAGGATTTTTCTCTAGTTTATACAAAAGGAAATCAAGGTGCCAAGGCAACCACATATCATCTGCATCTTGTCTAGCTACATAATCCGTATTAGATAAGCTTACTCCACGATTTAAAGTCTCTGAGATACCCTTATGACTGCCTGTGATATACTGAATTCTTTCATCTGATAAGTAAGGCTCACACACCTCCGCTGTATTATCAGTTGAACCATCATCAACAATGATTAGTCGAAAATTTTGATGAGTTTGACTTAAAACAGATTCAATTGATTGACGTATAGTCTTAGCTCCGTTATAAACAGGCATGATAATATCAACAGATGTGTTTGATAGAGATAAATTTCGGTAAGGAATACCTAACTTTGCAATAATATCAGACTCGTAGGTTGTTAAGAGTGTTCGATACCCTTGTGTTGAGACCCCTTCTATATCTTTAACTAGTAAGAGTGCAGTTGAATAAAAACCATGTACCTCTACGAACTCATAATCCTCTAACAACCTGTAAATCTCCTCTTCAAAACAAAAATTAGTTTCTTTTAAGTTAGCTTGATAAAGATTTAAAGGAACTCTAGGGTGGTTATAATAGTAATCAATATTTTGCTCCGCTAACACTTTAGCAGTTAACTTTTGAGTGACTTCTAAATCTTCCTTACCTTGGAGAGAGCTTAAATACTGACCTAGAAAAACCTTCACCGTCTTACCATTCTTAGCTCTATGAAAATGATTGGGTTGAAGATTAAGTTTTAACAAAATCTGCTTTTCTTTAGGGAACAAAGTACACCTGTTAAACACAGTATAATGAGCTTTCGATAAGGACATAACTTCATGTAAAGTAAAGTTTGTATAAGGGATACCCCTATTCGTGTTTTGAGTGTACATATTTTTAGGTACTACTGAGGTGCTACCATCATCAAAAGTGTACAAATTCATGGTGTTAGAGTCTAATGTACTCAAAGCCACAGGGTTATCTAAGCTGGCTAGATAAAGATTAATAATTGACTTACCCTCAAAATAGTTCTTAATATCATGAAAGGCAGTTTCCCCCTCTAAAACAAGAACTTCTCTACAGAAATATTTCATCTTTTCAGCATAGAAATCTTGTCGTAGGTCATTAGACATCTTTAGGTAAACCCCTACAAAATCTTCCTTTACATATTCTACTACCTCTTTGGCTACTAATACCTGAAAGGGTGAAGTACAAAATACAATATTCATTCTACTACCGTCCTTAATTCTAAAGTTCATTTTCTAGTTGAATAGCATAATCTAAGTCAGTTTTACAGTTTATGTCAATATTTAATCTACCTTCTTGGAGTATATAACATAAACTACCACCATAAAACGATTTAGTTCGCAAAAAGCTACCCACCCTTACTCCGAAAAGATTTCCATTAGGATAGTAAAGCAAACCCTGATGTTGACGGTTTGTTTCTTCTGCAAACACTTCCTTTTGCTTTAAAGATGTAGGACTACAAGGCTGGACTACGAGTGATAAATTTATATCTAACTTTTTTACCGTAATTACAGAGTCACACTCCTTTAGCAAACTCAAAACCTTCTTGACATCTTTTTCATACCTGAAAGGACTAGTTGGTTGAAATAAGATTATGAAGTCATCATCCTTTAATTTATACTCAGTAATTACATCTAGAAGAACATCTACCATAGTTGCAAAGGAAGTCGCCAATTCTTTAGGTCTTTTTCTAACAGCGATACCCTTAGACGAGAACTCGGCTTTATTGTAGTCTGTTGTTACAATAATTTTATCAAACAAATTAAGTTCTTTGACGAACTGTATCGTTCTATCAAGCAGGCTTAAGTTAGAAATTTTCTTCAAATTCTTATTTGGTAAACCTACTGAACCCTTTCTTGCAGGAATTACTGCTATCTTCATAAGCAAACACCTTTAATAAAGTTCTAAAATTCTAAAATCCTATTATCATCTACCCTAAATAGAGAATTTATTTATATCTAATTTTATTAATTATCTTATAGTTTACCACAATCCTATCGAAAACGCAAGAAAGAGAGCTTTTTAAGCTCTCCTCACATAATTAATTAATTTTCTAAATCAGACAACTTCTTCCATCTACCAAAACCAAGCAAACCAAGGATACCCCAAACACTAAGTGAGCTAACTGTGAAATCTGTTCCGCTTGTACCTGTGTTTGGTAAGGTAGATTGACTCTCAGAAGCTCTCTTTTGCTCTCTAAGAGGTTTATTTTGTATTAGGTTATTATTTACCCTCTTTTGAAGTCTTCGATTGCTCTGGGGAAATTTGTGGCTTCTCAGGCACGTTTAATTCCGATTTGTCTAGCTGAGAATCACTCATAGGAACAACTCCACCTTTAAATGCGGTTTTAACGTGAACTTCTGGTAGAGCAGTTACAGAAACTACATCTTTTTAAGAGAACTTAAAATCAAAGTCTAATTAGCGAAAAGTTGCACACCGTGGATACCCTGAGCTAAATAATCAATACTCGAACCATCAGTTCTCCAAAAAGCAGAATAAGATAAATCAAAGGCAAATTTACGGTAGTGTTCATCAATCATATTTGCATAGTGACCTGATGAATTACGCCATTGATTGTACAATTGCTCCGCAATTGCTTTTTCACTAAAGGCTTTATAGACATTTTGAGGAATTGTAAACCCAGCTAAATTCTCACCTAACCAACTGTGTTCAAAAGGAGTTCCATTAGTGACTGTTAACCACTCTGTTCCTTTTGTATCCCGCACATGAGCCATAATCTCTCCACGCTCATTCCAAAAGCGAATATGACCGTTCTTCCCAATTTCACTAGCACGTTTTTGTGTTAAAGTAAACAAAGAGTCAGACCAAGATAACTCAGGTCTACCAAGTTGTCTACGTTCAGTATTAACCAACTTCATAACTTCTAACCCAACTTGTTTATGATTGATATAAGTTCCATTATTAAGGCTACCAATTACTTCCTCAGATAAAGGAGCATTCGCAAGTGTAACCAAGGAATAATTATTAGAATTGGCTAAAGTAAGATAATTAGTAAGAGAAGTATTAGTTGCTCGACGATTAACCTCGTCTTGACCTAAAGCTTTGATTTCATCTCCTGTTAAAGTAATATCCTGATGAAAATCCACTATATCCAAGTCAGAAGTATGTTCATGTAAACGATAAAGACCTTCTTCTCCTTTATTACTCCCTACTGGTTTTGTTCCATAACGATATATGTGATAAACAGGTTTCTCCACGGTTTCACTTTTTAAAGTGCTATTTAGAATAACACCCTTTTCACCTATAATATCTTCATAGACTTTCGTAACTTTACCCATACGACCTTCTACAATCTTTTCTCTCTCACCAACTTCTTTCCTAAAATCACCTAAATTAAGAAAAGCGGTTGAAATAGGAGTAACGTCATCTCTACGAACAATCTTAAAGTTATACTCAGGCAAAGTATTCACTAAAATTTCAGGTGTACCTTTTTCATAAAAGATACCTAATGGTTTTTCAGGCTCAATTAAAGGCTCTCCCTTTTCAGATATAATACCTACCGGTTTTTCAGGCTCAACTAAAGGTTCTCCCTTTTCCGAAACAATTCCAACTGGGTTCTCTTCTTGAACTAAAGGTTCTCCTTTTTTAGATACTACATAGATTGGATTTTCTTCTTGTACTAAGGACTCACCTTTTTCAGATATAATACCTACTGGTTTTTCAGGCTCAACTAAAGGCTCTCCTTTTTCAGTAACAATTAACTCTTCTAAAGAAGATTGAACCTCTGGTACACCTTTTTCACTTACATTGCTTGTAGTAGAACTATTGTATATAGGAACATCTTCTCTAACCAAAGGTTCCCCTTTTTCATAAACAACCCCTACTGGATTATCTTCCTGTACTAAAAGTT